CGCGGACCTGAACGCTCTCGCATGGGAGATACTCGCCAAGACGAATCCGAGTGTTCCAAAAGTGAACATCGCATCGTATCTTGGAGAGTTGAAGGATATCCCTGGTTCAACTAGAGACTTCGGCAGATCACTTCTTAGAAGTGCCGCCGCAGGATATATATCCTGGCGGTGGGCTGTAAGGCCCCTAGTTAAGGACCTCGCGGCGCTCTACGGCTTTGTACATTCCGTTGCAAAACGGATGGAAGAGCTGTATGCACTCCGCGACGGCAAAACTTTGAGGAGACGGTGTGAACTTGTGTCAGCCACGTCTAACTACACGAACCATGCCACCTGGCATGGTATTCGTTTTGTTGCGACGGGCAATCGAGCTGTGTCCATGACCACTAGAAGTTGGGGCACGTGCGAGTGGAAACTCGCGGCGGGCAACCAACTACCTACGCAGGGCTATCGCCAATTAGAGCGACTGGCCCAGCTTAGTACTGGTGGATTCGATGGATACGGCGGTATAGGAAACTATGCCGCTCTCGACGCTGCATGGGAATTAACTCCATGGAGCTGGCTAATTGATTGGTTTTCGTCTGTAGGCACATGCCTAAAGGCGTCTAACAATGAATTAGGTCTGACATTTGGTCGCTTGTCCTTGATGCGTACTTCGACATCGAAGTCGAATTACGTCCTGGACAATCCCATACCTTCTCAGTATACCCTAAATGGGTGGTACGTAGAAGAAATGGTGCGAAAGGAAAGATTTCCTGTCTTTCCCGTCATTCCGTTCCCTCTCCCAACGCTGCCTCTCCTTACGGGGAGGCAGATGTCGATTCTTGGTGCTCTTGCTGTCCTGAAGGGCAGTAAGCCCTAAGAACAGTTCGAGTTCCAGGAGAATTTCTCACATGTTAGGTAACACGATCGTTTTGCCGCAGGCTGGTGGTGACATCACCTGCACATTGGTCAACAATGATGCGTACTCAACTGAGTACCGCTTCACCAACACGACAGACAGGTATGTTGTGAAGATTCGCCATTCGACTGTGAAGCCGAATGGTATCTACCCACAATACGACCGACACAACTTCGAGGTGGTTCGTACCACTTTCGAGGCGTCGGGAGTGCCGGAGTTCTACCGCAAGTTTTATTTCGTCATCGAAAATAAACCCGGGCAAACTTCGGTCGCACTTGAGGATGCGGTCGCCGACAAGATGATCTTGTCTTCGAATGCAATCCTGTCTGCTCTGTTGAACTGGGAGTCGTAAGTCCTATAGGGAGATCCCCTCACTCGTTGTGAGGGCCCTTAAGGCGGCTCCTAATTGTTGATGATCGTTAACCTGGCGCATGGGACATACCTAGGAGTTAATCCCTGTGAATGTCTAAGAGCCATGTTAGTGAGTTGAGAAAGGTGTACAAACACATCTTCGCAGATGCTATGTATGCCTTCCCGACACTGAGGATGGAATTTGAGAGAGATCTCACCCATCTTCAAGCTCTCGTAGATTCGAGAGGCGTCTCCGTTTACTTGGAGATCCTCCCGAAAATCGGAAAGCACTTTGATAGGTGCCTTTCGAATGGTCAGTACTGCCAGTCCGGACTCCCTCTGACGAAGAGGGTTTCGGGCCGCGTATTAGTCCCTGCATTCTTGCAGGGGTTATACCTACTGATTTTCGACGAGAGTGGTCGTTTGAAGGACGACGCAAACCTGGAAGCTATATTCTTCTTGCGGCAGATTGTCTTTGCCGCGAAGAAGGCTAGTTTCCCTTGCACTGCAGAAAAGGCGTCAACGGAAGTTGACGAATTCTATGCAGTCGATCAGACCCTGCCCGAACCAGATCGGTTTTGGGAGGGAGAGACCGAGGCTTATGCCTCTGAAAAGGAGACCTTTCATGGTTTCGAAAAGTCGCCCCTATACAGGGCACGAGCTGACGCTCACTTTCCGCATTCGCGGAAAGACATCACGATCGTCCTTGGGGTCCTTGACAAAGTGTCAGGGATCCTTACCGCCACTCTCGGATCTTACGATCCTTCCGAGTGGAGGTTCAAGCACGGACCAGGAGCTGTTGCAGAGTTCACTGGACTCGCTAACAAGTACTGTTGGCGAGCCTGGTCAGCTACTCTGGAAACCGAGTTCCCGTTCGCCGATTATGCTTTCCATAGCTATTCGGCTTGGGCGAAACGAAGCGTTGATCGTCCGGAGCCTTGTTCAGAAGAACAAAGTTCTAGACTTCTCGCTGTCCCGAAGTCGTACTCGAAGCCGCGGCTCATCGCCGCAGAACCGAGTGCAAACCAGTGGTGCCAGCAAAATTTGCAGCACTACTTCTCTGAAAGATGTCGAGCTTCTTGGATTGACTCGTTTGTTCGCTTTCGCGATCAGTCAGTCAATCAGCAATTGGCGCGGCGTTCTTCCGAGGACGGCCGATTGGCTACTGTTGACTTGTCAGCAGCTAGCGATCGGGTTTCTACGCACGTTGTTGGATCGTTATTCCGGTGTAACAACCGGTTACTTCGATCCCTCCGCGCAACACGGACCCGTAGTGTCCGGCAGACTCTCAGCGCAAGAGCGCCTGAGGTCATCCGGTTGAGAAAGTTCTCAACTATGGGTAGCGCCTGTACCTTCCCTGTGGAGTCGCTGGTGTTCTTATCAGTGGCGGTGTCCTGCGCATTGGTATCGCGCGGGCTTAACGCTACTGTACGGAACATTGAAACCCTCAGAGGAAGCATATCCATCTACGGAGACGATATTATCGTCCCCGTAGAGAGTCGGGAGCTTCTCGTACAAACCCTTGAAGTATTGTACTTCAAAGTCAACCCTGATAAGTCTTACTGGAGTGGAAACTTCAGAGAGTCTTGTGGGGTTGAAGCCTTCCGTGGAGTCGACGTGACTCCTGCGTTTTGGCACGGTTGGTACGATGGCAAACCAGCCTCGTTAGCGAGTGTTGTGGCGACAGCAAACAACTTTTACCAAAAGTTTATGCTATCGACATCAGCGTATCTCGCGTCGACACTACCCGGGTTAATCCCGGATGTAGCCCAACGATCTGGCGCCTTTGGTTACAAAACTCGGACAGAACCCGACAACAGGACGTTTCGACGTCGCTGGAATTGGGAACTGCAACGAGAAGAGATCTACGTTCGGACTCGCGTTGAGTCTTCGCGTAGGTCGCCAACCAATGACGACACTGCGTTTTTACAGCTCTTCACAGAGCGCCCTGGTCCGGGGATTCCCTGGACACACGGCATTACGCAGAGGCCTCGTCCTCAAGTGAAGACGAGGTGGGTATCACATGACAGCCTAATTTCTCAATAAAGCTGTGAATGTGAGGGTGATCCAAATGATGGCTAACTTAGCACAGTGACGTGCCCCCCAACTAGATGCTCCTTAATCGCTTCTTGCGATAAGGGTGTTAACGTTGGGCAAGCTACGCTGTGCGAGATGCCATACCTTTGTGATTAGGGAATAGCGCTGTGCACTT